CAGCATTATCTTTGATGCAGCTTCTGGTCCAGCGCAAGTAACACCAGCATCGCCTGAACCGTATTATCAAACTCAATTGACGGCAACGTTTGAAGCCTATTTAGACTGAGCGAAGCCACTACCGTTCACAACATGGCTGTTACTGTTTTGTCCGGTACGTCCGGCGCCCTCTACTACAAACCCGCTGGCACCACCGGAACATTCGGTACTGCTGGCGTCAATACCACCGATGACGAGATCACCGTTGAGCCTTACCTGAACCTACGGGTAGGCGATCCGGTTGTGTTCAGCGTTGTCAACAGCCAAACCGGAGGCACTGGCACTGGTACGTTGCCTGCTGGCATCACCGCTGCTACTACCTACTACGTGATCAGCTACGTCGCCGCTACTGGCGTGCTGCAAGTGTCTGCCACCGCTGGCGGTTCTGCGCTGTCGATCACTGATGTCGGCACAGCCGCTGCTCCCAACGAGTTTCAGGTTGCTTACGCCGATTACGCAGCCGTCGGGCAAGTGCAATCTTGGTCCTTTGAGATCAGCCGCGCTGAAATCGACGTGACCACTATCGGTCAAACCGCTGGGCAGTATGCACCATTCCGTGCCTACATCCCTGGTTTTGCTGATGGCACCGGCAGCGCTACTGTTTACGTCACCAACGAAGACAGCGCACTGTCCAACCGGATGGTAGAAGATGTGCTGCAACGTCAACAGGTTGGTTGCGGCTTCAAGCTGTACACCGACAAGCAAAGCACTGAGGCACTAAGCCGTTCCATCGCAATGGATGCTGTGCTGCTGACCGCTAGCCTCAACATCAACCCTGATGATGCGCAGCAAGTGGAGATCACCTTCCGCCCTGCTGGTGCTCCTACTTTCGACTTCAGCACGTCTGCTTGATAGTTGAACGGCCCTAGCCTATGCTGGGGCCACTTACACCTATTTCATGGCATCATCTGCACTGGCACGGCTGAAGAAAGCAGCCAACCTTCAGCCGATCAAGCGTCTTGTTACCTTGACTGATGGCAGCACATTTGAGTTTTACGCCACTGCGCTGACAATGGCAGAACGCGAACGTGCGCAGAAGATGCCAGGCGGTGATGATGCCAATGGCTTTGCATTGAACCTGCTGGTAACCAAGGCTGTTGATGAAGCCGGTCAGCGGTTGTTTCAGGCTGGTCAAATTGATGAACTTAAAAACGAAGTGCTTGATGCTGATCTGCAAGGCATGATGCTGGCAATCATCACCAACCCTGAGGAAGCTGAAACCGACATGAAAAGCGCTAAAGGTTGAGCTTAAAAAAGACAACCTATTACTGCTGCAACTTGGCGTAGCGAAAGAGCTGGGCTACACGCTAGCCCGGCTTAATCGTGAGGTAACACTCGAAGAGTTGCTGATCTGGTCAAGTTACTTTGATCTACAGAACGAAGAACAGGATCGTAGACTGAAGCAACGCCGTAGGTAAATCGTGTCGGTTGTCGCCAACGTTGCTATTAACGTCGACAGCCGGCAGGCAGTTACCAAACTGCGGCAGGTTCAATCGCAGTCGCAAGCAACAGAGCGTGCTGTAGGTAATCTTGGCGCTGCCGTTGGCAAGCTTGCTGCTGCTCTTGGTGTTATCCAAGCAGCACGTTTTGTCTTTGTCAAAACAGCTGAGCTTGAAAGTCAAACACGCAGCCTTCAAGTATTAACAGGCAGTGCAGAAAAGGCTGGCCAGATCATTAAAGATCTGCAACGCCTTGGTGCTGTAACGCCATTTACAAGCTCCGAGCTGATTGATTCAGCAAAGCGCCTGCAGGCATTTGGCGTTGAGACCAACAAGGTTGTAGAAACAACGCGCAGGCTGGCAGATGTCAGCGGCGCAACAGGCGCTGAGCTGCAAGGCTTGGTGACTGCTTACGGGCAAGTACAAGCTAAAGGCAGGCTGCAAGGTGAAGAGCTGCTGCAGTTCCAAGAGCGTGGTGTTGCGCTGCAGCAAGAGCTGCGCAAGCAATACAACCTAAGCGGTGAAGAGTTTCAGGATGCACTGCAAAAAGGCAAGATCAGTGCCGAAGCTGTTGAGTTTGCAATTCAAAGCCTTACCAATGCAGGCGGCAAATACGCCAATGGTGCAATTGCCCAAAGCGACACATTAAATGGTCGATTTAGCACGTTGCAAGATGGCATTGAAGGTTTAGCCAGAACAATTGGCACGGCCCTGACGCCAGCAATTAAGGCGGTGCTCAATGAAGCGATATTTGCAATCAATACAATCAACCAACTGCTGAATACTGGCGCTAGGGCAAAATCGTTTGGGCTGGATCAACGTGGACGTCAACAAATACTTCGACAAGCCCAAGACGAAGCCAAGGCAATTGTTGAAGGCAGGCGTATCGCCAATCCTTTTGAGCGCAACCGCCAGTTTCAAGAAATCGCTGCACAAAGAGAACGCGATCTGATTGAAGCGTTTGGTATCCGCACTGGACAGGTCAAGCCGCAAGTCACTGCACCGCAAGGCCAACGTGCGCTACCTGCTCTTGGCGCCGGTACTGCAGGATCTGGACGCGGACGATCCGGCGGCGGCGGCGTTGACAAGGCAGCACGTGATGCTGAACGACTAGCGCAAGAAATTCAGCGTTCACTTGAGCTAGGTGACAGGCTTGGCACTGAGTTCTCGCGCCAAGTGTTGCTACTTGGCGAAGCAAATGAGATTGAGCAGAAGCGCCTGCAAATTCAGTTTGATTTTGAAGATCGCGCAAAGCAAATTGCAGAGCTTAAAAACACAGAGCAGCAAACCAACCTAAACCAACTCAACGCAGAAATTCAAAGGCTTGAGTTAATTGATTTGCAAACTGAAGCGCTTAAGAAGCAGGCAGAGGAAGCAGACAAGCTTTTTAAGAAGGCAATGGATAACGCCGAGTTTGGTGTTGCGGGGCAAGGCACAGTAGCTTCTGGATTGAGTGATGCTATTAGCCAACTCAAGCAAGATCTAAATCCCATCAAGCTTGCAACTGATTCGATTGTTGGCGGCGCAAATGCAATTGGCGATGCTTTTGGTACTGCATTCCAGGATATTGCAAGTGGCGCTAAATCAACGCAAGAAGCATTAGCAGATGCGTTTGAAAGCATTGGCAAGGCATTTATCAGCATGGCAGCTGAGATCATCGCTAAGCAGATGACGTTGATCATTTTGCAGACGATCTTTAACGCATTAAGTGGCGGCGGCGGCGCACTTGGCACGGCAAATAAAAACTTGTCAGGCGCTGGCGCCCTTAAGACTCCAATCCCAGGTCTTGCTGTGGGCGCTCGCGCCATGGGCGGTCCAGTTAGCGGCAACCAGCCTTATATCGTCGGCGAACGTGGTCCTGAGTTATTTGTGCCTGGTGTTAGCGGCAGTGTTGTATCCAATGCCGATACACGCGCTGCACTAGAACAGCAAACCGCAAATCGCCAAGGCAATGACACGCGGGCGATGCTAGAACAGCAAGCCACAAATCGCCAAATGAATGCAAGCGGTAGTGCGATGCAGCAAAAACCGATTGAAGTAAAATACGAATCGACCGTGATCAATAACACAGAATATGTCACTGCCGAACAACACCGGCGCGGCATGGCACAAGCTGCAGAACGCGGACGTGCGCTAACGCTCTCCGCACTGCAGAATTCCGTTAAGACACGTAAAAAGGTTGGTATGGCATGAGCAGCTTCGCCTTCGTCAACTACTCCCGCTTTCTGACCAGCGCAGGTGTTGCAACCGCCTACGCCTACCAGAACTTCTCGATCAACCAATCGCGCACATACGGCGGTGTGACCTACCAGTTCGCACCATTCGCCTACACGCTTGGCGCCGGCAGCAAAGGTGGTGACCGCAGTGATTCAAGCTTGGTGGCTGGCCTCGACCCAATCAGCGTCAACCTGTTTGCCGAAGCAGTGGAGGATCGCTATCTGCTGGAGGTTAAGACGGTATCACTGGATCCCGAGACCTTTGCTGATGACGCTTTGATCCGCACGGAGCTGTGGCGAGTTGCGCAATACGAAATGGACACTGAGCGCGTCATCTTGAACCTCTCCAGTCCGCTTGATGCCACTAAGGGCGATATCCCAAAGCGGCGCCTCACGACCAAGCTGGTGGGCGCATTGCCTAGCACCGGGAGCCTGGTAATCAGCTGATGGATTGGAAGCGCTGGATTGGGCTACCCCATGAGTTCGGTGCTGATCCTGAGGATGGCGAGGCGGCTGATTGCCTGCTGATGGTTTGGCGCATCCTCGACGATGCTGGTATCGATCACCCAGATTTCGATGCCTACTGGCTGGAGATGGCACGGCAAAAGCGCTGGGCTGAACTGGAAACTCTTTGGCGTGATGGCACGCTACAACTCGACAATCCTGAAGAGCACGCCGTCACGCTGTTCCGCAATGGACCTAACGGGTTAGGTGTCGGTATCGTTGTTGATGACGGGCTTTTGCTGGTGCATCACCGCCGTGGCGTGAGATGGGTACCTTTTGATTTCATGCCTGAACTTCGTTTTTATAGGTTCCGCTGATGCTGCCTTCTGATCGCTATCTCGCAGAACTGCTGGGGCTGACAGAGGAGCAGTTCCTCTATTTCAAGGCTGAGGTACAGCGGCGAGCAAAAGAGCAGCCAGAGCCGGCTGTGGTGGCTGGTGTTGAAACAATCATTGCACTTACTCTGACTGTTATCGGCATTGGTTTTCAGGTTGCAGCAAGCTTCCTCAAACCATCCGTTCCGACACAGCAAGGCGGCGGCGGGCGGCCAGCACAGCTGCAGGCTCGCGCTCGTGGTGATGCACCGATCACCAACAACCAGCGCTATACCCCGCGCTATGGCTTCGACAGCACGCAGGACATCACAACGCTGGGCAGCACCATTCCGCTGGTGTATGCGCTGCGTGAAGCGATCAGCGGCACCACCTACGGCGGTGTGCGTGTCTCCACCCCAATGCTGTGGAGCCAGATTT